CGGCGTTGGTAGTGGTAGAATGCCGAGCGGTCAACGGCCAGCACACCAGAGAGAGCACCAGAGCCGGTGTAAAGACCAGTGGCGGCCAGATCTGCCGAGAGGTAGCGGCTCACAATGATCGGGTGACCAAACACACTGGCCAACTGGCCACTCAGCAGAGAGGCGCCGGTGCCAAGCTTGTCAAGGGTCAAGACATTGCTGTCAGCCAAGAGCTTTTGATAGAACACTTCTGGGCTGACGATGATGGCCAGTTGAGAGGCTGCACGCTCTCCCATGCCACCAACCAGATCCGTCATCAGACCCGTGACGGTCTGAGCCGATCCCATGTCAATGGTCTGGGAGCGGTCTGCAGCCAGAGCACGGAGACCAAGGAAGATCCGGCGATGATCAGCCGCTCCACCGAGGCCAGATGCACCCCAGCGGCTTCGGATATTCCAACTTGAAATAGCATCCTGATGAGTTGCGTTGGTGTCACCATTGATCATGCAATCCTCATAGCCGTCATTGAGAGCGTCAACGACAAGCCGGCGCACCAGAGGCTCCATGGCCACCACTGCATCCTCAGCATCCATCTCGTCATAGACCACGCGCACGGCCCAGTTTGCCACACTGATGGTGGTCTCACTGCTCACCGGTGTGCTGCCGGTGTAGTTAGCAGGGTCATCACTGGAGATTGCATTACGCTTGTAAGGACGTACGCCGGTGGTCAGGCTCGGCTGCAGCATGGTTGCATTTGGCATGTCAATGGTGCCGAAAAGTGCAGCCACTGCATTGGGAACTTGGAACTCCTCATAGATGCTGGGGAAAGTTCCATCAGGGATCCACTCAGCACCAGAGCCAGCAGAATCAGTGATGGCCTTCTCAATCTGGCCACGGATCCCACTGGGAGCACGATGGAGGATCTGGAGGATCTCTGCATCGGTGCGCGGAGTATCATTGTTCTTGGCCACAAGACGAACCAGAGACCGGCGCTCAACTGCTTTTTGCAGGTCTGCTTGCCAATCGGTCAGGATCGTTTTGTCATCCAAAAGCCCTGGTTGGTCAATCTCTGCAGTGCGGCCACCGAACTTGAGGCGACGTGTGTTGGACTTTAGATGGATACGGCCGGTCTCATCACAATAGCGGTGAACCAGCTCACGATCAGAGGCACCCTCAACCGAGCGCACGGCTGGCCGTGCTTGGGCTTCCATGAGACCCTGCAGTTTGCCAGAGAGATCCTCAACTGCCTTGGAGGTCGCGGCTGAGTCTCCAGCCGTGCGAGTCAAGACGGCTGCAGCCTCTTTGAGATGCTCGCGAAGTGTGGTCTCGGTGATTTGGGCCGGCACTTCCAGCCCTTTCATTTCATTGCCGAACATTATTCGGACTCCTTCAGAAATGGCAGACCAGTGGCCGCCGGTTGGTTGTCTCTCAGCCATGAGAGAGAGTCTGCATGGCTGGTTGTTTTGGTGTTGGTGTCATCACCAATCATGGCATGGATACGCCGGCGTGTGACCGGGTTGGCCAGCATCTCACGGATCTGCTGGTCATCTGGCTGGCCAGCACTGGCCGCTAACAATGCGCCGGCATTGGCTGGGATCGGGGTGATGCTGAACTCAACCAGTTCATTGTTGGAGGCAACAATGCCCATGCTGCTCTCTGAGTAGCGTGGATCGGACTTGGGAAGATCTGACCGATAGGCAACAGATCCAGGGAAGAACCCAACAGACCCAGCATTGAGAAAGCCGCGCTGCAGTTTGCCAGCAACCTCAGCCGCGAAAGGATCAGCCATGTCAAACTCCATCTCAATCAATAGCTGACCATTTTGCACATCCACATCCAGAGCCTTGGCAATCGGTGGCCGGCTGCTATCGTGGTTCCAGAGGATCACTGGATTGCTCTTGAAGGCATCCAGCCTCCATGACTGCTCAACAATGTCTCCCATGCGATCAACATCTGCAGTGGAAGCAATGAACTTGAACCGAGATTGGATCAACTCATCAGGCTGATCATCATCCATGGCCATCCTCTTGAGCACAAGACCCAAACGGTGTGTCATCTCCCCTCCATCCTTAGCGGCCAGCATGCCGATTGATTTTGCTTGATCGGCTGCATCCATCTGCCGGCCAACCTTCTCAGCCCAGACTTGGCCAGCATCACCAAACCATGCAGCCCATGCCACACGGCCAGCCGATGGGTAACCCGGTTCTCCAGGGTTGAACCCTTCGCCGTCTTTGTCTGACTCATGCCGGGCAAACCATGCTCTCATTCGCTTGGCCTTCTCAAAAGTAATGTCCCCACCATTGGCCACTCGAGTTGCCCAGACCTTGGTCCCTTGGGTCATGCCATCACCGGCCAAGCCTTCCTCAATCCATGCCACTGCTCTCTTGGCCTCGGCCACCATTCCCTTGGTGGGAGTGAAGTCAATGTGATCATACTTGGCTGGAGTGGGCTTGGTCTGAAGTTCCTGATCCTCATCCATGGCCTTGGTGGTGGTTCCCTCATAGTAACACCGGCAGTTTTCATGCCGAGGCAACTCAGGACCAGCATGGCTCCCATCAGATCTGATGGCAAACACGCGGCCATCCAGTGGAGCGCAGATCTCACAAACCTTCTCATCCCTTCCAGTGCGATAGCGCACGGCTGGCCGTGCCTTGGTCTGGCTCTCTTGTGGATCGTTGGTCACGATCCTGAGCATGGGAGGGGATGTGTGTTGCGCAACCTGAGCAGGCTCAACCGGCTGGCCGGCCGGTTCCTGGATCATGTTGGGATCAATCTCGGTGAACCCTTCCACTTGGAGTGCATCCAGTGGGTTGAGTCCAAACTTCTCAACCAACATGGCCGCTCGGTTCATTCTGTCAGTGCGGCTCTCTTGGAGTGCATCAACACCAGATGTGTCATGCACCACACGATCAGAGACCGTCCCCATTCGTTGTGCAATCTTGGTCAAGCCATCCTCAACCAAGGCGATCAGACCGAGCAGGTTTTGCCAATAGATCCGGTTTTGCTGTTGAGCAGTGGCAAAGTTTGCCGATGGCAAGAAAAGCCGAACATATGCCACACCCACCACGGCCAGGACACTTGCTCGAGTCCAATCCCTTGCACTTGTGAACTCCATGTCTCTTGCATTGAAGGGAAGCAAGTTCACATCCACCGGGCCATTGATAGGCACCACTCCAGTGGACTCAATGTTTCTCTGGACTGCGTTGACCAACTTGGCCATCACATCCCCAGGGATCGGCATGTCACCCTTTGGGCTGATGGTCATGCTCGGCTGGCCACGGCCGGCCTCGGTTCTCCATCTCTGAGAGGCTGCATACTCTCCACCAAGTTCAGTCTGGAGAACCTCAATGGCACCCTGACCATACAGCCCATCCACACCATCTCTCCAAGAGGTCTGCCGTATGTGGATCACATCATCGGGGCTGTAATCAGTAAAGGTTCCATCTTGATCGAACCGATAGGCCAGCACCGACCCATCAGTGGCGGGGATGATCTTGACATGCTCTGGATGCAGCCTGACCACTGAAGTGACTGAGGCTCCACGGCCAAGCACCAGACCAAAAAAGTTGCCGCACAAGAGCAGATCCACAAGCATCTGCCGGCGCCAAAGGGTTGCACCAACTCGGTGGCTTGGCCGCTTGAGAAGCCTCATCATTGGATGCTCTGGCACTGTTCTGGAGCGGCTTCCAACCGTTCTCTGGACTCCAATGGGTAGGCCACTGATGTCATTGGCAACGGCTTCCACGGCTGCATAGACCCATGGGAACTTCCCAAAGGCACTCATGGAGTTGACCACTGGATAGGCTGGTGAGGCTGGCTGCTCACGATCCCATGCGCCACCATATGTGATCTGTTCTGGCTGCTCAACAATGGTCAGCCGACGGATGAGCCAGCGCCATCCATCATTGAGCCTCTCGGCCACAGTCGGTCTTTTCTTGTCTGCCATTGGTTGCCGATTACCGCCGGTGGGTTGCAAGGTCAAGAGCAACATACCAGAACAGGGATCAAACAAGCAAAAAACCAGCCACATCGGCTGGAAAAATCAACAGTTGTTGAAATAGAAACCCCAGCCGATGTGGCTGGGGGATGAGTCTCAAGTGGATTGGCTTGCTTTACAACTCAACTGGCCCGGCCTTGGCAATGCCCAGATTTTGGAGCACAACAGCCAAGATCGGTTCAATGTCTGTATCCATCAACCCAGCAAACTTTTGCTGCATGTAGACAAGAGACCTCACCGCATGCTTGACTGAGTCAGTATTGACAGATTCTGGACTAAGCAGCAGTCTTTTGTTTGCTACTACCATGTCAATTTCCAGAATGCTCATCAACTCCTCCATTCTCTGTCTGACCCTCATCTGCGTGAATTTTCGATTGTCAGGATGCCAGCCATCTCGAACGGTGATTTGTGCAATGAGATAGCAGGTAGCTTCAATGGCTTCAAAGTGCATGGTTTGTCTCCTGAGTGGGTGGGTTGGTGGTTATCAGAGAACAAACCACATGGTGATGGTTTGTGGCCCGAGTTCAATGGTACGCTCAAACACTTGGGGCGTGTATCCATCCAAGAGCATCTGGAATGCTACAGCCATTGCTTCTTTCTTGGAAGCGAAGAGGGTCACGGCGCCGCTGTTGAGTTCAACTTGTCCAATCATGGTGTCTCCTGAGTAGGCGGGGTTGATGTTGGTTGTTGTTGCCGCCTACATTCAGTATGTATCTAACTGCATATAATGTGCAAGTGTTTCTGTGCAGTTTTCTGCATGTTTTTTAGATCCAAGACGGCTGCACTTTCATCCAGTACACCAGATACCTGAGGCAATCTGCCAAATGGTCAGCCTCTTTGTGTATGGTTCCATCTGGCCGGCGCCGGTATAGGTTCAACTCCCTGAGCAACTCCACACATGTTGAGTGGATGATGAGCCTTGGATGACCTTGCTGGCATATGGCCAGCCGTTCAGCCACTGCATCAATCCCAGCCTCAACATCTTTTCTGGCTGGTGTGGTGTGGATCTCATGGTCTCTGGCCAGCATGATCCTCCCCTCACGGTCAGCCGGATCAGCCACTGTCCATGCAAAGGACTCAGTGCCAGAGAGGTTCTTGATCTGCCTTGCATTGGCTGACAACTTCACATCCTGAGTGAGCAACTCACGGTAGATCACAACCTGATCCAGATCAGGGTTGAGAGCAGCCCACAAGCAGCCAAAGTTGAAACCAAAATCTATGGCCCGGAACTTCCTCCACTCATCTGGGATCGGGGTTGGGTTGACCACATGGAGCGCACGATCCAGTGATGGGTAGATCAAGCCTCTGGCTCTGGCAAACTTTCCATACAACCGAGCATCTCTTTTGTGAGGCTCAAGATGTGAGAACCGAGCCAAGAGACCTCTGGACTTTACATGTGGATTATCCAAACCAGTGATCCGGGCATACATATGACCAGGTGGAGGGTCATGTACAAACCGATTGAAAGCCCATGTTAGACCCTTGAGGGGAGTCATGCTGAGGATGGCCAGACCATCGGTCTCAGCCAGACCACGGCTGATCTCCTCATACACATCCTCTGGATGTTCCTCATCCAAGATCGCTGCTCTCGGTGCATTGCCTTGGAACTTTTCCCGACCTTGAGCGGCTGCTTTGCACACGATCCGGCCACCATTGGGAAGGATGCACTCGGCTTGATCCACTGCCTTCCACTTTCTTCTCTGGCTACCGGCCGGTAGCCACCGATCCAACTTTGGCCTGTGATACTCCAGGGAGTCATTGAAGGTCAGAGCCGAGATGATGACGGCTCGATCATTGGTGGCCGGCTCGGCTGGGATGGCCTCTGGGTTGATGCCATTGAGTTGACACCATCGTCTCACCCACCACTCTCCAGAGCCAGCCGCCAAGGCAATGGCCAGTTGAATGGCTGACTCACTTTTGCCCGCTCGGTTGGCACCACCGATCATGTATGCCACAAGCCTCTTGGTCTGGAGCAACTCGGCGACGGTGTCTCTCTGGCTTGTGCGTTTCTCGGGTTGGCCGTACATTTCACATGTTTGATTTTGGCAACAGAAAGATCCGCGCACTCCATCCACTGGAGTCATCTCATGGCCACACCCTTTTGGGCGGCTGGTGTTGCCATCCCATCTGGTGCAGTGTGGCCGCCACAATCTGGCAAAGGCCATGGGATATGCAGTGGCCAGCCGCTCAAGATCGTCAAGGTCTTGGAGATGCTCGGTGAGAAGCCATCTGGCTTGATCTGGATCTTGAGGCACACTGACCGGCTGGCCGGCCGGATCATTCATCCTCTTGATCTTCCTCATGATAGACAGCGCTGATCAACTGCTCACGAATCTGAGCCGTGTGATCAATGCGCTCCAAGAGCCGATCCAGGTCTTGGCCATCCCCCAGCCTCAGAGACTCGGTCTGCGCAATCTCCCCTCTGATATCAAGTTGCCTATGGTAGCCAAACCGGCGCTCCATGACCCATGCAGCCGCTCTCCAGTCCTCTTGTGCAGCATGCTGGATCCTTGCCAACTGCATGGCTGCACATTGAGATCTTCCCTGTGAGATGGCATCCCAGAACCGTCTATAGATCGTCCCTTGTTCGTTCTGACCTCGAGCAAGATAGCGGTAAAACGAGGACTCAGAGATCCCAATATACTGAGAGGCCAACTGATTGGTCATGCCAAGTCTCATGGCCTCTCTGGCCAGTTTGACCATCTCTGGTGTGATCTCTGGAGGCCGGGCCATCACTGGCCTCCCTGTGCAGCCGTCACCCGTGCTCTGATGATGTCACAATACTGAGGCTCTCTCTCAGAAGCAATGCAAGTCACACCCTCTCTCTCAGCCGCGATCAGTGTGGTGCCACTTCCACCAAAAGGCTCCACCACAATCCCATTGGGAGGGGTCACCAGCCTGACCAGCCATCTCATCAGAGCAATCGGCTTGACAGTGGGATGAATGTTGCGCACATCTGAAGCCGTGCGACCGGCGCCGGTTCGAGGGTTGTTGAGACCGGCAGACCCTTCCACGCGATCCACTGCTTGTGCTCCACTATGGCTGGGGAGGTCTTCACACCCTTCCTCCCTCTCGGCTCTGGAAGGCTTGACACAATAGAAGATGTTTGCTGGCCATCGGCCTCCCTCTTTGTATTGCTGTACAGCATCACCGGGCTTGGCTCCACCAAAGTCAATGGATGCCGCTTGGCCTTGCCGCATGACCTTTGTGAAGTCTGGGATCGATTGGTCAGCCTGAGGCCATGCCGGATCGCCATATGGAATCCGACAGCCATCAACATTTAAGGCGCCAGTGCCATGCTTGAGCACGTTCTCAGCCACGGTGCCATCCAGAGGCTTTCTCACCAAGATCGCTGGCTCTTGTGCTGGCTTGAGAGCCGTTCCCCAGCCGTTCCATTGCTCGGCTTGTGGAGTGATTGGCTGGCCTTGATCAATGACTCCATCAGTGCTGGCCGGTCTCTCATGGCCAAGATGTTTGTCAATCTGGATGCTCACATTGAGGCTCTTGGGGAAGCCTTGCCATTGGAGCCATGAGATCTGGTCTCTGACTTCAAAGCCCACATCTTCCAGATTGACCGTGAGCCGGTGGATGGTTCGAGTGGCGGCAAATGCGATCATGTGTCCGCCGGGCTTGAGCACTCTCAAGCACTCGGCTGAGAACTCACCACTCGGCACACTGCTATCCCAGCCCTTTCCCATGAATCCGATCCCGTATGGTGGATCCGTCACAATGCTGTCCACACTGCCATCAGGAAGGCTCTTGAGCATCTCAAGGCAATCCATGCAGTGCAAGTCATGGCGGCCAAGACTCACGGTCTCACCAGCCTTGGTCAGTGGCTCCACATCATTGGGGATCTGGTCATCGGCTGACACATCATCTGGCTCAGAGCCAAAGTCTGGCACATCAACAGGGTCTGAGGCCAGCAAGCGATCCAACTCATCAGAGTCCCAGCCGAGTCCAGATAGGTCAAAGTCCTCATTGGCCAGATCTTGGAGGATTGTGGTGAGGCCATCCTCATCCCACTCAGCAATCTCATTGAGTTTGTTGTCAGCCAGAGCAAGTGCAGCCGCTTGAGCAGGATCAAGATCCATGTATCTGACCAAGACCTTATCCATGCCGAGGCTGATGGCTGCTTTGTGCCGAGTATGGCCAGCAATGATCACTCCATCACTACGTCGGGCAATGATTGGGGCGCCCCAACCAAATCTCTGGATGCTCTTGGCCACATGCTCAACAGCATGATCATTGACCCTGGGATTTTTGTCCCAGGGTGTGAGGTCATTGATGTGAACCCACATGGCTGGGTTTTCAGTTGTCATGGTGTCTCCTGATTGTTGACCGGCTGGCCGGCCGGTTTTCCACAGTGTTATTCACAGGGTGTGGATAAGTAGTTTTACACAGACTTATGCATAGCCTATGGATTAGTCGGCACCCTTAACCAGATAGAAAATGGAGTCATCTGGTGCATTGGATGTGGTGATGGTCACGGTCTCTCTGAGAGGGATTGGTGAGTCTGGTGTGGCTTGGACGCATCCATATAGGGCTGAGAGGCTTCCACGCCGACCAGATGGGAAAGTGGCTGGGATGGTGATGGCATCTGAGCAATCTGCTTGGCTGCTCACCCAGCAATCAGAGGTCAACAAAAGGCAGGAAAAAGCACACAAAGTGCCTGGCCGCTTGGGATCGCTCAAGAAAGTGAGGGTCTGGATGCCATGTGGATTCTCTGGGTCAATCCTGGGGCCACTTGGTGTCTGTACAGTCTCCACATGTGGACATGTGGGCTGGCTGGCCAGCAAGGGATCAAAGGCCAAGAGGTCATCCAGTGCATCTGGGCTGGCCACATCGGCCACCGTACCGAGCTGGTGTGCAGGGTCTGGTTTGTCATCGAAGGATGCACAAAAGGCCAGATAGGTGAGGGGATTCATGCTCAGCTCACTGGGAGCCACATGCCAATCTCAGAGCCTCTGGAGGCACCCTGCACAAGCAATGTGACTGGATAGGTCAAACCGCTTTCACGGTACTGGCCAACACCATCTCCATATGTGGCGCCGGCTATCCTCTGGAAGGCCTTGCCTTGGAGCTTTTGATCTTCAAGGGTCAAGTGTACCGTGAGATCCAATGATCCATCTGGATGAGGCCGATCAGCCACCAAAGCAGTTCTCCATTGCTGCTCACCACCACGATCCTCACAGCGATATTGGACAAAGCCGGCGCACTTGGCCAGCCGCTCACGGTATTCAGGATCGGCACTGGCCAGATTGACAGCCAGATCCAGTGCTCCACCATCTCTTTGACGGATGACTTGAGCTGACCTCCACCGAGGTTCTCTGGTGTTCTCATCATCAGCCAGCCGATATTGAACGGCTGTATGTCTCAGCATCATTGGTGTGATCTCCATCAGATATGGTGGTGTGGGATGGTCTGGCCATGGCCTCAGCACCAATGCCAGTAAGCCCCCACAATACCCACAAACACAATAACCCCAGCCCGGTGGCGGCTCGGTCTCTGGTGATTTTCGGACCCGCCTATAACGATCCACCGAGAGCCACCAAAACTGAGGCTTCCCACAAAAACTGCATGGGATGGGATGTGCTGGCATCTCCCACCACATCAGGTTTGGTGAGAAATGCAGACCCAAGATGGTGGCTGGATCGATCATTCCGTCTCGGCTTCCACCGTCTCGGTCTCGGTCTCTGGCTCGGCTTCCACCGTCTCGGCTTGCTGGCAATCGCACTCGGGACACATCTCCATCATCTGGGTCAACGTCTCGTCGTTCTCCGCCATCAGCACACCGGCGCACATTCCGCCGATCATCCATGCCAG